GCTCGTCGCAATCGGCACCTGGGCTTATTTTGGAATCAATGAGAAGCTCAATCAACACAGCACAAAATTAGAATTGTTTGAAAAAGATTTACAACACAACACAGAGTTTAGAATTAAATACCCGCGTGGAGAACTTGGTCAGTCAAGCGGGGAGGCCGAACTTTTTATGTTGGTGGAGCATATCGCAGGATTATTAGATGAACTAGAAGTAGAAGTTAAAAGTATGAGAAACAATGCAGTTAATATAGAATTTTTACAGGAAAGAACAAAGAAGCTTACAGAAGATGTAGAAAAATTAATTAGAAATGGGAATGGTCACTAATGATAGAGATTGTATTTGCATTAATATTAGAATTAAACGGAAAGATGATAGAACATGTTCCAAAAGAGTCGTTAAAAGAATGCCTCCGATCAAAGCGTGTAGCTAAACAAGAGGTAAATCCACAGCGAGTAGTCTTTAAATGTAAAAAGGTAGAAGCAGAAATAGAGGTTTACCAGGGTAGAAAAAGAATTATAAGAATTATAGAGTAATGAATAAAGCATTTAGAAACTTATCTTATCTAAATAAATTTGCACAAAGATTAAGAGACGCAAGATTTTATCAACGTAGAAAAGATAGTAAAAAAGTGTATAACAGAAAAAAAATTAAACATGAATTTAAGCCGGAATTTTAGTCTTCAAGAATTAATTAAATCAGACACAGCTGTAAGGTTAGATATTGATAATAATCCTAATGCAGATCAAATAGAAAAATTAAAATTACTTTGTGAAAATATATTACAACCCGTACGTGATCACTTTGGCAGAGTTAAAGTGACCAGCGGGTATCGAAGTCCGGAGCTATGCACAGCTATTGGTAGCTCTGTAAATTCACAGCACGCCAAGGCCGAAGCCGCAGACTTTGAATGTATTGGGGTAGACAACGCTGAACTTTTTGATTGGATAAAAGTAAACCTCCAGCCAGACCAGCTCATCCTTGAGTTTTACACTCCGGGCGAACCTAACAGTGGGTGGATACACGGTAGCTATATACCTGAGGGTAGACGTGCTTCTTTCTTGCACGCTTTTAAACAAGATGGTAAAACAAAGTACAAACCTATTTTAGGTAAAGCAAAAGATATAGTATGAAAAAATTAAGTTTTAATTTTCAAAATATAGATACAGTGCAAGGGCATTGCCATCACTGTGATGAAGAAAGTATTTTAGTTGCAATTGTATCAGAGTTTTATAGATGCACTAACTGTGGAGCAGACACCAAGCAACATGTTAATGGACGTATAAGATATATAAGATTAACAGATGAAGAAAAAAGATTTTTAAAAGAAAATGGCGAGAAAGTTTAAAGCATTTGTCGAAAGACCAAAACCTCGTAAACGTCCAGGGCGTCATACTAAAACATTAAATAAACATAAAAAGCGACAATTAAAAAAAACACGCTACAAAGGTCAGGGATAGTTGGAAACAAAAATAAAAGACCTAAAGCTTAGAATAGATAAATTAGTTCCTGAAAATGTATGTGAGTCTTTTATTAATTTGTATGAAGACAACAAAGAACTTGCAGGTGAAGAACATAGTTATAAATATCAAACTAAAACAGTGGAGACTGATAATTTTGGCTGTTTAAATCTTTCTAAGAATTCTGAAAAATTTTTACAACCTTTGAATGTAGCTAAAAAATATATAGGGATAATGATAACTAATTATGTTTTCTATATACAAAATACAGTGTGCCCTACCTTTGATAAAAATCTTATTGCAGATAGTATTAATATAAGAATTTTAAAATATGAAGAAGGTCAGTATATAAAGGACCATGCGGATGTAACCAGAAACATAAGAGCTTCCTGTACTTTAAATTTAAATGAGGATTACGAAGGTGGTGAATTTAGATTTTTTAATGGTCAAATAAAAGAATCTTTTAAAACAGGGGACGCTATGTTATTTCCTGCTGAACCTATTTGGATACACGGAACTGAACCAATAACAAAAGGTACAAGATATTGTATTAATTGTTTTTTAGAAGATTTTTGGAGATAAACTTAAGTCTCTTGTTGTGGCTGGCAGTAGAACTTCACGTGATAATAGTGTTTATTTACCTCTTCAGGCCCCAGTTGTTCGACCTTTTTAGCGGCTACATCATACCCAGATCTTAGGCACGTATACATATTATCGTATACAACGGATACCTGATATGGTGGTAAACATTGGCCTGACATACCAGAACATAGTATTAAAGTTAGAATAAATTTCATTGACACCCTTGTAATAATTATATATAATCCCATATGATTATATATTAATAATGAAAGGATATATTAAACAATGGACATAAGCAAATACAAAAGTCTCGCAGTTGATCATAAGTGCTATGCGGACATTAATAAATTGACCAAGGTTCTGGCACCAGGCGTCACACTATCACGCGCCCAGGTAATTAGAATGTTAGTTGAAAAAGAAACCAAGAAATTAAATGGCAAACTTACAGCAGTTTCTAAGAAATCTTAATACTAGTGGAGAGACAAGAGATCCTATACGGAGTCTATGGCGTAACGTTTTGATAGTAGCGTTAGAGGATGCATTAGGTAAAAACACACTAATTAATTATCCCTATGTTAAATCGGCTAGGGAGTATTTTTTAGAGCCTAATAGAGATTTCAAAACTGTATGTGAGTATGCAGGGTTTGATCATGAGTATATAAGAATGAAAACAAAAAACTATTTTAGAAAGGAAGAAAATGGCAGAGTTAAAGGATGAACACTTCGAGGTGATAAGTGAAAATAAAGCAAAAGCATATGAACAACAAAAAAGTATGCGTAAAGAACTGATAGAGTTTATCAGTGATTGTAAAGCATTCAATATGCAAGAGTTGTATAGTGAAATGAAAAGAATGAAAAGAGCAAACAATGATAAAGGGTGATAGTAGTGACTACCAGTATCTTGCAAGATGGACACAAGAGTTAAAGAGATACGATTTTTGTTTAACATTAGAAATAGGTGTGCGTGAAGGATACAGTAGCAATATTATTATGAAGATGCTGCAAGATAGAAATCATTTTCATATTGGTGTAGATCCATACGGAGATATTCAATACAAACATTTAGATAAACAAGGTGTTGTAGATTCAAAAGGTGAAACAGTTTTTTGGAAAGACTTCGAAGGCAACTGGCTTATGAATGAGGACGGCACTCCTAAAATTCCTA